AGTTGTGATTGTTGAACACCGCGTTGATCAAACCGGGAATGCCGGAATGGAAAAAGGTCGAATCGCCGATAAAGGCGATGACTTTTTTGTCCGTGACCTTCGAAAATCCTCCCGAAGTGCCTACAGAGGAGCCCATGCAGATCAGAAAATCCGCCGATGACAGCGGCGGCAGAAGGCCGAGCGTGTAGCAGCCGATATCGGTTGGATAAATGGTCTCCAAACCTTCGGCCGCCTTGCGGACTTCGTAGAACGTGTCCGACTGTCCCGAGACGAACTGAACAAGCTGAAGGGCGTACCCGGCTACGACAAGGATGCTATCGATCAGGTGTTGGAGCGGTTCTCCGAGAACGGCTTCCACGACTGGTGGGATACCATCGACACCGAGCGTGCCGAGCTGGAAGATCGTGAACGCTGGTCCCGCACGGCCACCACCCTGATCGACTGCGCAGAGTTTACCGGCTACGTGTCCGGCAAGCTGCTGCGCGAGTGGGGCATGGACCCGAAACGGGTTCCGGACCCCTACGAGGAGTACTTCGTCACAGCGTGGATGATCGACCGCTTCGTCATCAAGGCCCAGATCAACCCCTCAATCAGCCAGCGGGCTCCGTACTACATCACCTCTTTCGAGAAGATTCCCGGTGGCCTGATGGGCTACGGCGTGGTGGACCTTCTCGAGGATGTCCAGCAGATTTGCAACGCCGCAGCTCGCTCGCTGGTAAATAACCTCTCCATCGCCTCCGGCCCGCAGGTAGTCATCAATGACGCCGTACTTGCCCCGGGCGAGAATGACAGCCTGTTCCCGTGGAAGCGGTGGCATGTGGACTATGACCCCGCTCTGGGCTCCGCAGCCCGACCCCCGATCGACTTCTACCAGCCGCAGTCCAACTCACAAGAGCTGCTGACGGTCTACGAGAAGTGGTCCCTCATGGGGGACGAGATCAGCGCCATCCCTCGCTACATGACTGGCAGCGAAAAGGTAGGCGGCGCAGGCCGTACCGCATCCGGACTGGCCATGTTGATGGGCAACGCCTCCAAGACGCTCCAGAATGTGGCAGCGTCGATCGACCGCGATGTCGTAGGCCCGATCCTGCAAGAGCTGTTCAACATCATCATGCTGACCCAGCCCGGGATGTTCCGCGGCGACGAACTGATCGTCGTGAAGGGTGTCAACCATGCAGTGAAGCGGGAGCAGGACCGGATGCGTCAGCTCGAGTTCCTCCAGCTCACGGCGAACCCGATCGATATGCAGATTCTGGGTGTGCCCGGGCGGGCGAACGTACTCCGTTCCGTTGCCGAAAACCTCGGTCTCGAGCACGAGCGCACCATCCCAGAAGACGAGGAGATTCAGGCGCAGATGCAGGCCGCTCAGCAGGCCGCACAAGCGCAAGCCGCCGGCCAAGCACCCGGCCCAGAAGAGGGTCGAGCAGGGCCGGAGGCGGTCAGAGAGGAAGTAGAAGGGGATTTCACTGGCCCAACGGGCCGACCCGGGATGAGAGCAGGAGGATGACATGAAGAGTATCTGGACGAAGATCACTGGCTTTTTCGCAGCCCTCATTCTGGCGCTGTTCGGCGGCTACACGTATGTCACTGCCGATGACGTGAACCTGTCGTGGACGAACGCCACTGAGTACACGGATGGGAGTCCGATGGCCGAGTCGGAGATCGCCAGTACGACCCTGTTCTACAATTTCACCGAGCTCGGCGGCACCCCACCCGCTGACCCCGCTGACCCTGCCGTGTTTACCGAACTGGACTCCGTACCGCCGGCGCAGACTACATATCTGCATGCGAACCAATCCAACGGTATTCACTGCTACTACGCCACTCACACCACGATCAACGGCATCCCATCGGACCCCAGCAACATCTCATGTAAGACGGTAGATGTTCGCAAGCCGGGCGCTCCGCAGGGCCTGACCGCCGATTAGGAGGCAGACATGAGAAAGTCGCACAAGTACTGCAAGCACAACAAGGTTGTGAAGAGCTACGCCGACGGCGGCAAAGTCGAAGGCAAGAAGAGGGGCAAGAAGGAGAAGGCACCGAAGCCCGATCCGGACATGCTCGGCGACGGCGCTGCCGGGCGTGCCGCTGATGCCCTGAAGAACCGGCGCAAACAGCAGCTCAGGGACCTTGGCATTGACTAACACGTGATGCTAAGATGCATCCACACTCTGTGAACCCTGTCAGGAGAACCGACATGAAAGGCAAGCACTGGGGAAGTCTGACTTCCAGCCGCAAGAAGGAGTACGACCAGCGTAGCTCTGGCGAGAGCCACAAGAGCGGCGCCGGCCTCGGCGGCAAATTCAGCGGCGGCACGAAGGGCAACAAGGACCTGCCGACCAATCGCACGAAGGGCGTTGGAGGCTGATATGGCTGGCAAAGCCAAGAAGTGTGTTGACTCGAAGCGACTCTCGCATCTGAACGGCGTGTACGATGTGAGCTTCGGCAAGTCCACCGAGGAGGGGCGTGCAATGCGCAACTACAAGAAGGGTGGCCCGAAGCAAAGTACCGACCTGACAGATGACGAGAGGGCTCGTGCCGAAAGGTATGGGCTGATGCCGCTTTGAAGCCCAAGCTCGACGCACGCACCGCTCAATCATTCACCAACCTCAGAGCCAACGGGGACTTTAAGGTCGTCCTCAGTTGGCTCTATACCTATGCAGAAAGCGAAACCCTCTCCTGCACCCAGCAAGAGGGCAACGAACTCTTCCGAGCACAGGGGAGAGTAGCGGCCATCAAGGAATTCTTTGAGGCTGTCGAACAATCCCCCCAACTCCTTGAGAAGCTCAAGGCCAACCTGTAAATTCAACTACGGAGAATACACATGTCCGCTCTCCCCAAAGCAGTACGTGAACAAGTCGAACGAGCCGAGCAGATGGCGAAGGAGTTCAGCGCCTCTCAGTCGGGTGAGGCACCCGAGAACGACCCCCAACAGCAGGAAGGCCAGCAGCCGCCCGTAGAAGGAGGTGATCCAGCATCTGCTGCGGAGCACAGGACCGGAGAACAGGGTACTCAGGCCCCGGCGGAATCCCCCGCCGCACCGCAGACGCCCCAGCCCTCTGACGACAAGTGGTAGCAACGCTTCCGCGTACTGAAGGGGAAGTACGACGCCGAAGTCCCCCGCCTTCACGCAGCCGTGAGAGCGAAGGACGAGGAGCTAGGTCGGCTTCACCAGCGACTGAACAACATGGAAGCCCGAGTCGAGGCAATGAATGCTCGAGGCCAGCAGGGCGCCATCGAAGAACACCCTGACATAGATGAGGAGGAGATCAAGCAGTTCGGCCCTGACCTCTACGACTTCATCCAGCGTGCCGCAAGGAAGGTCGCGGATGCCGAGATCAGCCGCCGAGAGCAGCAACTGACTGGCCAGCTCGACGAAGTGCGACAGAGTACTTCACAAATGCGAGAAAGTATGGCACAGTCCGAACGTGAGAAGCTCATCGACTACATGCATCGGGAGGTTCCGAACTGGCTTGAGCTGAACGAGAGCGAAAAGTTCGTCGCATGGCTTGACCAGTACGACCCCTACGCAGGTGAGGTTCGAGGAAAACTTCTCCGCGAAGCATTTGAGAAGAACGACGCTGTACGTGTAGCGAACTTCTTCAAAGGCTTTCTGAACGAAAACGCCGCTGTCAATCAGCAGAACACCCCCTCGTCGGGGGAGCCTGCTCCGAAAGGCGAGCAGGGGGGTCAGCCCTCCAAGCAGCCGCAGGAACAACAGGCCAGCCTCGACGATTACATGGCCCCCGGAACGCCTAAAACCGGGCCAGACGGCGCTCAGGAAGGAAGCGGTAAGCGGGTATGGTCCCGCGACGAGATTCGGAAATTCCAGAATCGCAAGAACGAGTTTGTGAGGAAGGGCAAGCCGATCCCAGACGAGATGAAGAAACTCGAACGGGATATGTTCAAAGCCCAATCGGAAGGCCGAATACGTGATTGACCGTTAATTTTTCAGGAGCGTAAGAGCCATGAGTTATCCAGTCGCAACCGCCCCGTTTCGGGGCTCCAGTCCGGCCACCGCCTATTCGGGTACGTTCATCCCCGAAATCTGGTCGGGCAAACTGATCGAGAAGTTCTACGAGGCCACCGTCCTCGGGGCTATCGCCAACACGGACTACGAAGGTGAGATTCGCAATCAGGGCGATCTCGTCAAGATTCGTACCCGTCCGACCATCAGCATCTCGAACTACGAGGCGGATCAGGACCTGTCGGTTCAGCGTCCGTCGTCCAGCAACGTCGAGCTGCTCATCGACAAGGGCAAGTACTTCAACCTTGCGCTGGACGATGTGATGGAAATCCAGTCGGACATCGACCAGATGTCTATCTGGGCCGAGGACGCCGCCGAGCAGATGAAGATCGCTGTGGACACGGACGTGCTGGGTGCACTGTCCACGACCACGGACATCAACTCTGCGAACCGCGGCACCGCAGCCGGCGCTATCTCCGGCGACATCGACCTCGGTACGGACGGCGACCCGCTGTACGTCAACAGCACTGCCGAAGGCACGGGCTCGGGTGCAGACGCAGCCAACAGCCGCGCCATCGTCGATTTCATCGTCGATTGCGGTCAGGTGCTGGACGAGCAGAACATTCCGGAAACCGGACGGTGGATGATTATCCCTGCGTGGGTAGCCAGCCGCATCAAGCAGTCCGATCTGAAGGATGCCTCGCTCGCCGGTGACGGCACGTCCATTCTGCGTAATGGCCGTCTGGGCATGATCGATCGCTTCACGCTGTACCTCTCCAACCTGCTCCTGCCGGTTGCGGGCTACAGCTCGGCGTACCCGGTCCTGTTCGGTGTCAACGCAGCCTTCACCTTCGCTGCTCAGTTCACGAAGATGGAAACGATCCGCTCCGAGCGCTCGTTCTCCAACCTGCTCCGTGGACTTCAGGTTTACGGCTACAAGGTCGTGAACGGAGTGGCCATGGGTCGGGCGTTCCTCGCTAAGGGCTGATAGCCTCAGAGCCCCCGGGGGTGTAAAAGCCCTCGGGGGTCCTTCATAGGAGGTGGCCCGTGTCTACGTACTCTGACCTGCTTACTGAAGTCCGTGAGATTGTTCAGGACACAGCCACGGATCGCTTCTCCGATGCCCTGCTCCGCCGCCATCTGAACCGCGGCATCAGGGACATGTCCCGCATCCGCCCAGATGCATTCTGGGACCTCTACGATGCGAACAGCCTGAAAGTGCCCGAGGTCATCGCCGCCGGCGAGACCCCCACTGGCACCCAAATTACCGAAGAC